ATGTACAAGTTAAAGCTAAATCCTCAGACCAGCGGCTATGGCGTAACACTGGGTGATGATGTAAAGCGACAACAAATGGATGGTGGGCGTGGTCGCTATTACATCGATGTGAAGCGTAATAGCCACATTGTTGATGTGAACTGGAATTTAAGTAAAAACGATTTCAATAAAATGATGGCTTTCTGGCGGGTCTACCAGAATAAGCCGGCTTCATTTTATGCGGATCTGGTGATTGATCAGGGAGCACGTCAGCAATACCTGTGTAACTTCATTCCGAACTCCTTCAAGACCAATGAAGTTAATGGCAATCTTTACCGGGTAAATGCTCAGCTAGAAGTTGTTCAAAACCAGCCTAACCTGACTGCCGATATAGCTTTGATTAAGGATTGGGAGGTCTGATGGATAACGAATATGCCAAATTCTTTTTCAATCGGAAAGTTGATGTCTATCAACTGGAGTGTATTGAGCTATCACATCCTTCTTTTATGAATACTTACCGTGTAGTCCGCAACGATGATCGAGGTGTCTATGTACAACATAAGGAAGGATCCGGTCAGGTCTATTATGAATTTTTGCCAGCATCTATTCAAAGATCCGGAATGCTGGGTGATCTGGACCAGACTTTAACAGTCTCTATATCTGGTTTAGGTGATGTAATGCCTGATGAGTTTGAACGGGTAATCGAAGGCCAATATCCAGATGTAAAGCCAACAGTAAATTACCGGATTTACAGTTCAGACAATCTGAATTCTCCAATGTTTTATTTACTCGGACTGCAACTCTCCAGTGTTGCAATGAACCATAAAGCTGTGACATTCAAGGCTGAATCACCACGATTAAATACCACTAAAACTGGGGACATTTTTGCACTGGATCGCTTTAGTGGTTTGAAGGGGGCTATATGAAAAGTCATGATCATTTGCTCGATAGGCAATATGACGAGGATCACTACAACTGTGTTCACTTTGTTCATGAAGCTGCAATGGACCTATACGGCATAGATCGGGCGGAAGCGCTTGAACTCTTTATGCAGCCTAAGGGCAAAATTACTTTTTTATCTTCACGGTTAAAACTTTTAAATCCGCTACCCATGCCCAAGGAAGGCTGCATAGTCGCCTTCCATCCTAGACAAAGAAATAAGCCCCCGCATGTGGGGCTTTTTCGTGGGCAAAAGATTCTTCATCTCATGGAAAGCGGAGTCACTTATTTGCCTGAAGAGTTCGTGATGGGAATGGGGTTTAATCGGGTCAGTTATTATGATTAAAGTTATTTATAAAAAAGATGCTTTGTCTGAAGAAAAGACAATTGAGCAGGCTCAAACCATTGGGCAATGGCTCACTTCAAAATATGAACATATGCCTGAGCATGTCCGTATCTTTCATACCACAAGCAATATGGATCATGCGGAAATTTCATTTGCGAACGAAGTCACACCGAAGAATGCATATGACTTAAAGCAGCTTGATTTCTTACCGGGCACTTTTATCGTTGTTGAGAACCCTAAATGGGTCGCGGCTATTGTTTCGATTGTGATTAGTATTGCGATCGCATTTTTAATGCCGACGCCATCAATAGCACAAACGACTCAAAATACTAACCAGTCTTCTTCAGCAAACAATGAACTTTCTAACCGGGAAAACAAGATCCGGGTGAATGGTCGTATTGCTGATAACTATGGAGCTGGGTGGAATACTCCAGACCTAATCGCAGTACCTTACAAGGTATATGAAAACAACGTTGAAGTTGAGCATGTAGTGGGCTGTATTGGGCGTGGACACTATAAAATCAATGGAGCTTATGACGGTGAAACCAATATTGTCGATATTGCCGGTGCATCGGTAGAAGTCTTTCGACCAGGCGTCGATATTGTCTCGGGTGAGCCATATTTCTCGCTTGGTACCGAAATTACAACTCCACCCTTAACGGTTCAGCATCAAACTTCTGCTAATGGCCAAGTTCTCCGTCCAGCAGATACGCAGTCTTTAGAAGGTACGAACTATCTTCATTTTGCATATCCAAACGAGATCCTTCGGGCATCTGCAAACAATACGGATTTAACCACTAAGTTTGTAAGTAATGACCGCGTAGAAATCACCAATGCCTCATTCACGTTTAACGGCCAGACTTATGATTTAAACGGCACTTACAGCGTTCTATCGGTAGCTGATGATCGAATGACGTTATCAAATCCGGCGGCCGTTAATGCTAACTGGTTAAAGCTTAAAGAGTTAAATAACCAACAAACTGCAGCTTTGTCACCAAAGATCAGTTCAATAGGTGAAAAATGGATTGGTCCATTCATTCTGGACAATGTTGAACGTAGCCGGGTGCTGTGTAATTTTGTGGCCACCAATGGACTTTATACCGTTTCTTCAGGTGGGAATCAGGCCGCTGTTAACGTCACGATTGAAGTTGAAGTAACACCGGTAAATGAATCTGGTGCAGCGATTGGTAATCCGATGCTGAAGCAGATCATTTTAAAGGGTTCGGCAAAGTCACGTCAGACAGTTGGTGCAACGCTGGATATGGTGACATTTCAGGGTCGCTGTAGTGTCCGTGCACGCCGTTTAACACCAACACCAGCGGTTACAACGGTAGTAGATGAAGTAAAGTGGCAGGCGCTTTACGGTGCTTATCCTTTGCAAAGCACAATGTATGAGCATGAAACGGTTTTCCGTGCACGTACTTATGCAACGACTGGAGCTTTATCTGTTAAGTCACGCAAGATCAATTTTGATCTCCAGCGAATGTTGCCGACTTATAAAAACGGGGCAATGACAACAGAGCTATATCCAACGTCTAGCTTTGCTGATGCACTAGTCTCAATGGCACTGGATGAGAAGATTGGTCGCCGTACGATTGATGAGATTGATCTGGAAAACATCTATCGCACATATAACGATGTAGTTGATTATTTTGGTACGCCACTTGCGGCTGAGTTCTGTACCACTATTGATGATACAAACCTGTCTTTTGAAGAGCTGGTTACCAATCTTTGTGATGCAGTGTTTTGTACTGCATATCGTCAAAATAATAAGCTCAAGCTTTATTTTGAACGTCCAACTGATAACTCGGTAATGCTGTTTAACTTCAGGAATATCATTCCGGATAGTTACAAGCATGACCTGACCTTTGGCGTGATGGATGACTACGACGGACTGATCTATGAATACACGGATCCGACCGACGATAGTCGTATCAATATCTATCTACCGGATAAAGGGGCCAAGAACCCCAAAGAGGTGAAATCTGTAGGTGTGCGTAACAAGTGGCAAGCTCATTTTAATGCGTACCGGCTTTGGAACAAGCTTCGCTTCCAGCGCAAATCCATTACCTTTGATGCGGCACCAGAATCAGAATTACTGGTTTTACGTGACCGGATTGCTGTAGCGGATTATCGCAATGGTATTCATCAAAGCGGCGAGGTGGTACAGCAAGAAGGTTTAATTCTCACCCTAAGCCATGATGTCGATTTCATTGCAGGCAAGAGCTATGTGATCTATCTGCAAATGGGGGATGGTACCGTGGACCTGATTCCCGTTACGCCGGGTTCAGCCAAGAACAAAGTAGTTTTAGGGCGTTTACCGAACGGGGCCTTAAAGCTTAGTCCCGATGACTTTGTGAATACTATCTACACCGTAGTTAATGACGATACCAAAGGCTCACTGCCTTATCTGGTTGCAAAAAGAGAACCGGCTGACCAGTTCTCTAATACCATTACTGCAATTAATTACGATGAACGTTATTACCTCAATGACAAGGACTTTATTGATGTGCCGGTTGATGATTCACCGATTTACATTCGATATGACCAGCTGGATATTAATCTGGCACGTTTATATCAGATGCAAAGAGGGGATTTGCCAACGACTGGAGAAATCAGTTTTGTAGTTGAAGCAGGTGCACTAGTTTCAAGCTCAAGTTCTTATCGACCGGAAACCAGATTTGTCTATAAATTCGACTATAAGTCTAGTCCTGCAAAACGAGAGTATATCGTTCCTGCTGCAACTGAATTACCAGCGATAGATACAGGGGAGTTCCCACCTGATCTGGTGGTGAATCTAACGATTAAAGGTGCTGTTGTTGGACGTGGTGGAGATGGCGGTTTGCCTCATTTGGCCTTTGGCGCTTGGGAAACGGATCCGGATTACAACTTTACCAAAACCCGCCGTGATGGATTTCAAGGTGCACCAGGTTTATTAAACCGACACAGCAAACTAAACCTGATTATCGATGGAGGGACGTTAGCTCGAGGCGGTTCAGGTGGTGGAGCAACACCAAGTGGTATTTATACAGGATTATCGTATGGGGTTCAGGGTATTCCGGGAGGAGCTGGTGCACCTTTTGGTCGGGTAATGACAGGACAGCCTATTACTAGCGACTCACAAGATTGGCGTTGGTACTTAAATGGTGACTTTATGGTTGTCAAAGTAACCGATGCTGAAGCTGCAGTGCCCGGTAAAGGTTACCGAACCCAAAATGACCGTTATGGGTCTCCATTATCAGGTGATGGTGGAAACTGGGGCCAGCGCGGCACCAAATCTACCAATGATGGAACATGGAACTGGCAATACCATGGCACAACTGAAGGCCAGCCAGGGCCGGGTGGACCTGCAATTGTGGGAGTTGCACCACTGACAACTCAATTGATTAATGGAGGGAAAATCTTACAAACACTTTAAACTTTAAAAGAACTTTGAGCACCCAATTCGGGTGCTTTTTTATTGTCTAAATTTTTTGGAGATATTAATGGAACCAGTTTCCACAAGCGGTTTTACAGCACTACTAAAATTGTACGGGATTGCAATCATGGTGACTTTAGCGGTCGGTTTGGTTGCAGCAGTGGTATTAATGACTCGTATGCCACGTTCACCACAAGAGTGGGCAGTGGGCTTGATCTGTACGGTTGTTTCAAGTTTGGCTGGTGGCTCGTTCATCATTGTGAAGTGGGGGCTTCATGAATGGGTTACTGATGTATGGGGGATGATAGCACTTGGTGGATTCTTCTTTGTTTGTGGATTACCCGGTTGGGCTTTGGTCCGATGGATCTTTAACTTCATTGATAAGCAGGAAGGTAAAACGATCGTTGAAGTGATCAAAGAGTTTAAAAAAGCCAGAAAAGACATTGAAAACAGTTAATGCCGCCTTCGGGCGGTTTTTTTTATATCTAAAGGAAACTGAGATGAATATTGAACAATATCTTGATGAGTTAATTAAGCGCGAGGGTGGTTACGTAAATAACCCAGCAGATCGGGGCGGTGCAACCAAATACGGTATAACTCAAGCTGTAGCACGTGAAAACGGCTATAAGGGTAATATGAAAGATTTACCTCTGGATGTGGCCAAAGCAATTTACCGCAAAAACTATTGGACAGCTCCGCGATTTGACCAAGTAAATACAATCAGCTCAGCAGTGGCCGAAGAGCTTCTAGACACTGGTGTGAATTGCGGTACCGGCTTTGCAAAACCTCTTTTACAACGAGCTTTGAACTTACTAAACAACCAAGGTAAAGCTGGATATGCAGATTTAGAGGTTGATGGTGTTTATGGATCTGAAACTCTTAGAGCTCTAAAAACCTATCTGGCCAAACGCGGGAAAGAAGGCGAGAAAGTTCTGGTGCGAGTTCTCAATATTATGCAAGGACAACGCTACATTGAAATCTGTGAGCGTAATCCAAAGCAGGAACAGTTTTTCTATGGTTGGATTGCCAATCGGGTTGTTATATGA